GATTTTGCATAAGTATGCAGTATATTTACACAATATACGCATAGAAAATATGCATTGATGACCGGCAATATGCGTGAATATGCATAAAAAATGCCCGCTTCGGAATGCTCCGGAGCGGGTTGTTTTTTATTTCCAATTAATCCAGTAGGTCAGTAGGTTTGTCTTTCGCGGTTGCAATTGATAGCGTTTGCGCTTGACTTGTGGCCTTGGTACTGTCTTGCGCGTTGGATCCGTGCTGGTCCAGGCGCTTTTGTTTGATCTTGTGCCGGAATGGTAGGCGTGTTTGGATTTGTTCCCGGTCCAGCGTTAGAACTGGTTCATTATGTGGTGGAAAATCAATTACCACTGTTGGCACTTCCTTTGTCGGTTCGGATTGGCAGCAGGTGATACGGGATTGTCATATGGCGTGTTCTTTTTTTGCGAGTTATCCAATGATCAGATCGTCCGGAGCGATTTCTAAGTACCGGCGGAGGAACTCCAGGTCGCTACATGGGGCGAGTTCATTGCTGACGATTTCCCGGGTATCGTCGTCCATGAGGTTGACGATGATATCCCACGGCACGGACGCGATTGCTTCTTCCGGATTACAGAATGAATGTCCGTTGTCGATGCTGATTTTCCTGATCTGATTGTTCATTTGTTTGTCCTCCTTTTGATTGTTGTTATTATAGCGGATTATGGGACGCGTTGCAATGGGTTATGCCGGGTACGCGGCGCATAGTTCGTTCCAGTACGCAGCACACTCACGGTACAGTGACGGGTCTGGAGAGTAATCATCCGTGTCTTTCATGCGGAGCGACTCTACCAGGTCGATTCGCATCTCTTCCGGTGTCATCGTCTGGCCCCAGCAGTCGGAACAGTGGTACAGGTCAGCTATCCACTGTTTGTATTCGGTATCCTTCATTGTTATCACTTCCTTTCACGATGCAATGCAGGCGGAGGTTGTCCACCAGTTGAGCAGGGACGGCAGGACGTTGTCGGAATACTTGTAGATGAATTCCTTGTGCAGGTTGGCACCGTCGCGAATCCATGCATAGCTTTTGTGCTCTGTGGTCGGGTCCGGGAGCAGTTCACATCCGGGAGCGTCAATCAGGTACATGGACTGACGGCGGGAAGCGGTCCGGAGGCCGACAACGGTCGGGAAATTGCATTTTAGAACGGTTGGGATGGTTACGGCCAGGACGTTCTGGGTGCATGCTATCATGTGGACGCGGGCAGCTCGTCCGACCTGAGCGATCCTTTGCAGGAGCGGAAGCACAGCGTTTTTCTGTGTCGTCATCAGGTCTGCAAGCTCGTCAATGATGACGTACATGTCGGAACCGTCGTAGCTTTTGACGTGTTGCGCCTGCATGACGTGGAAACGGCGGTCCATCTCTTCTACGGTCCACTCCAGGGCGCGGATCATGTCATCAGGTTCCGACGCATAGCGGACCGTGTGTGGGAGCGGAGCGAAGTCCAGAAGCTCAACGCGCTTCGGGTCCAGTAGGACGAATTTGCAGGATGACGGCGAGCGCTGCATCAGGAGCGTGGTAATAATGCCGTTTACCAGTACGGACTTTCCGGAACCAGTGGCGCCAGCTACCAGGAGATGAGGACGGGCGGCAAGGTCTAGAAACGGAGCGTAATATTCACCACCCGGGAAACGATATGCTTTCGGAACGGAGCGGATCATTTTTCATACCTCCTTCAAGCACACGATATCATTTTCGACGGTGACGTCATAGAAGCCAACAGATACATCGTCATCGTGGTTTTCTTTCCGAAGCGAACGCGCGAAGCGGAGCGCAGCGCGTTTGTTGGAAAACTCTTTAGCGCCAGCAGAGTGAAACACGATATATGCAAACTTGCACACGACGATTTCGCATACAGAAACGTCGTCCAGGTCCGGAACGCTATGGGCGAAGCGTAGCGCGTCCGTTTTCCTGGTAAACGGAGCGGGATTTACGCCATCCCGCGACGGACTGATTTCGACGGAGTATCGGCGAATTGTTGCACAACTTCCCGGATTGTAATCGTTAATTGTTGCGTACATTCTTCTCACATCCTTTCAAGTGCTTTGGAGGTCAAAACTGCGAAACCGGAGCGGATGATATAATGGCCAGCGGAGCGGAGCGGGACGCGGTCCGGTAAACCCTTACGACGCCGGAGCGGACCGGGATCCGGATGTGTGTATATCCGCCTTCCGTACTGAATCTATAGTGGATCCGGTGACGGCGGAGCGACTCCGTGACATCTTTTTCAGTTCTGGCGTTTGATAATACGGAGCGGATACGGTCCGCGGTTAGTAAGATTTTCATGTGATTATGTCCTTTCGTTTTCCTGTAAGCGGAGAATGTATTGGGGCGTTTTTTGTTCAGGCCAGATGCCAGATCAAACCCCGGAGCCTGGGAGCGGATCACCGCTCCCATACTCCGCCGGAGTGTTATGCGCTCTTTTTCCCTGCGCTTGCTTTTTCTTTCGCGGTTATGACGTTGTATTCCGTAATGGTCCCATATGCGTCTTTGATATCCGGAAAGTCCTTGTATAGCGCTTTCGTGTCGATTCCGGTCCGCGTTCGCTTATCAATGACGACGTTGTAGGCGTCTGTTTGGAAAAAGTCCGCGCCTTTCGCATGCTCAAGTATAAGTGATGCAAGCTTTTCTTTTTCCTTCTTTGCTTCCGTTTCGCGGTTTTTTGCGTCGATGTACGCGGAAATAATTGCATTAATGTCCATCTTTTTTTCCTCCCGTTTTCAATGTTTAGTGAAGTAGGAATCACGTCCCATCTTTGAAAGAAACCAACAAGCTTTACAGTGATTACAATCTCCCGGACAATGGATTGCGTTTTCCGGGATCCTTGTTTCTGCCCCGTCATCACACCACGCAACGCGATAATGTTTCCGTAAATCTTCCGGGATTGTTATTCCAGTCCATCCGGAAAGAACAAGTTCAAAGTTTTCCGTTTGGTAGAATCTTACATGCCGGACAATGTCAAATTGTTTGGTGAAAGCAAGGAAACGCGTTTCCGGATGTTTCTTTGCTAACCGTTTCCACATCCGCGCATATTCTATAGAAAAGAAGTCACCGGAAGAATGTACGCGGAATAATGCGGGGTGATATTTTTCCAGCCACGCGTCAAGAAGTTTTTCAAGCTTCCGGAGGTGCTTCCGTGAAAGCACTGTATTTTCAGTCCATGCGCGTAAACAGTTATTTTTTTCCATGTCGTATCCATGACATAATGCATTTTTCACCGCATAACATCCATTAATACCACATGTCCGGCGCGCTTCCGGGGAACATGTGCACATGGGAAGTAAATTCCATGCAGGGATACCATTCAATTTACTGTTATCCCGTGGCGCGTGAAATGTCGCGTTGTCCATTTCCAACGCGTCTTTTTCGATGTGAAAAAGCTTACTCACATCGTATCCTTTCCTTGTGTTACCCATGTTTCTTTCCTTCTTTCCTTTTATTTTTCGCGGTTTTCCCGCGTATACAGGAAACGCACTTTCATTTCCTGTATACGCGGGACGGGATCGGGATCCCGTCCGCTTTACTTACTTGTGGAAACGTTCCGCGCTTCCGACGATTTCGTATCCGTCCATATCCAGCGCTTGCATTCCGACGATAATCCCGCTTTGTGTTACTTTCCGGATTACTATCACCGGGATATCCGCGTTTCCATAGTACGGGGAAAACATCATGGTTTCGTTTGCTTCGATAATGTCGAACATTGTTTTTCCCCCTTTATGCGATTTCTACAACGATCGTTTCGTCGTATGGATAAATCCGGAGGACGTCCGCGTTTCTGTATTCTTCCGGGATATCCATTACAGAAAACCCATGGAAAATACATATGTTGTTTCTGTAAACCTTGAAAAAACCATCAAAAGGAATGTAACCCAGTTTCATCTTTCCCACCCTTTCCGCGCTGTCAGATCAAGCGCTTCGTAACATTTTCGTAACATTTTGCCAACCACCCTCCCGGGTTCATAAGTATTCTATCAAATATTTTTGATAATTGCAAGTACTTTTGATAAATTTTATCAAATTTATTTTATAGATATTATCTATATTTGATATAGGTGGATCCTATGGCCGCGTCGAACGTGGGACAAATTTGTCCCGCGTCTGGCCTGACGGAATCCGGGACAAATTTGTCCCGGCTTTTCCAGGCTGACCTGGCTGGCGGGATCCCACCCCTTGGGGGTAACCCAGCCGGCAGCCAGGGTGGCTCGTCACCCCCTTCCGTACCCAAAGCGATAAAAAAGTCGTTGACAAATTCAAAAATAGCTGATAATATCATTACAGAATAAAACGGAGGTTGATAAAAAATGAAAGTTTCAGAAGCGATTAAGATGGCGATGAAGAAGAAAAAAATCACGCAAACGGAGATGGCAAATCAGCTTGGAACTGGACAGAGCAATTTAAGCATGTGGATGCGCAGTGAGAGCGGAATGCGTGTAGAGAATGTTATCCGGATGGCGAACGCGTGCGGATATGATCTTGTGCTTGTTGACAGAAGTGACGTGAAAAATGCTTTCGTGATTGGCGAACGTGATGAAATCCAGTTGGAAAGCTGCGACGATGGGTTTGACGAACGCGTTAGGAAGATTATAGAAGAAGAGTTTGCAAAAAAGTCGAAGCAGGAAGAATGATTTGGAGGGATTCAAATGGCAGGGAAAAATACAAGGCTGATAATTGAACTGAACGACGGCATTGGAGTGATTGACGGACTGGAAGCAATTCTGAACGCGATGAAGGACCTGGACACGCATGGTGAGATGGCCGGTGGCAATGTGATTGAGTGGGATCTGTCGAAGAATGTACCCGGGTTCAACATTAAAATGCGTGACGAATGCGTTGGCGTTCCTATGAAATATATAGTTTGGAAAGCAAAGCGTACACGCAAGTCCCCCACCCCGGTCAGTGAAGTGCAGTGATTTTCGGAAAATGCGGTTTTGAAAAATCCAGAAAAAACAAAAAAGGAGGGTTCTGTATGAAACGGTTGGTAAGTATCCTGTTGGCGGTGGTGCTGGTTTTCGGAATGGCAAGTTCCGCGATGGCGAGTGATGAAAAAGATCTGGCTGAAAATATCCTTAATTACAGTGTAGGGATGTTGAAGATGTATAAGATGATGTACGAAACATTTGGCGATATGATGGGTGATACGTACATACGGAACGCTTACGCGTATTTAATGATGGCATATGGCGCTTATGCTGTGAAAACTGCTGAACTCGCTGACGCGTTGAAAGCGAGTGCCATTAAAGTAAATGAGGAAACCTACAAGCTTTGTGGAGACACGGACATATTGATTATAGCGATGCATGATGTTGTATCGCGTGCGGACCAGGCGTATGCGGATTACTATGGCGGGAAGATCACGAGGGAGGAGTTTCTGAAGACGCTGATGGAGCGGGTTGACCGTGTTATCAGCATGATCGACAGCGCGAACCAATACATGGAAGAGTACAAGAACGGAGGGAACTGATGTTTACGATTCTGGTGATCCTGCTGGCGGCGTTCCTGATCTACGTCGGCGGCGGTAACGGTGAGTTGGGTGTTGTCGCGGTAGCTGTGGTTCTCGGATTGCTGTTGCTGGGGTTGATTTCAGGTGCGAAGCAGGAGAACAGAGCTTATGGGAACTTTGTAGACTACTGGGCGAAGGGCGGACCGGAGAGTAACCGACGGCACCAGAGTAACCGGAGACGGTAAGGAACGGATTTAAGACGCAATATTGCGGGAATGAGGCTGTTTAAGCGGCCTTGTTCCCGTTTTTTGTTTGGGAGGAATGTGATATGGCCAGGATGATTGAGGATGCAAAGGTTGAAGTGACATGGGGAGATGGAAGAAAGGTGCAGATTGGAACGATTCATATTGAAAGCGAATCGAAGGACACGGTCCGGATCAGGACGAATGTGTCACGGTTGCGGATCGGGTGGAGTTTTGTGCGATTAGGGCTGAGTATTATGAAGCGTGGCACCTGCCGGATGAAGGACGGTGTGTGATTCTGTGAACGAGCTTGAACTGATCCGGAAGAGCATAGAGCGCAGGCCGAACGACCCTGGCATATACCGGGATGCTGTGGCGATCATATATGATGAGATTCAGCGGAACGGAAGCCTGGAAGCAAAGTGCTTGAATCGTGTGGTCCGGAACAGGATCCAGAAGGCGATCCGGGCGTGCACGGATGTACGCGTGGCGGAGTCGCTGAATGATACGTATTATAAAAGCTTGCTGATGGACGCCAGGGTGGATTTCGACGCGTATTGCCAATACATGGAAAAGAACCGGGACCCGAGGAAGCGGTTCTACCTGCCAAGGCGGAAGCAGCTGTTGCCGGTGGTGAAAAGTTTACAGAAACTGATGGATGATGAGCTTGATCTGCTTGGGATTAGTCTCCCGCCCGGAGTCGGGAAAACGACGCTGGCGATATTTTTGCTGACGTGGGTAGCGGGACGGTGGCCTGAAGAGCCGAATTTGACCGGAAGCCACAGCAACGCGTTTGTAAGGGGCGTGTATGATGAATGTCTGCGGGTGTTTGATAAGAACGGGGAATATCTGTGGCATGACGTGTTTCCGGAAGTGAGTGTATCGAACACGAACGCGAAGGATTACCGGATTGACGTAGGCAAACGGAAACGTTTTGAAACACTGGAGTTTACGTCAATTGGCAGCGGGAATGCCGGTCTGTACCGGGCCGGGAGGCTTCTGTACTGTGATGATCTGATCAGCGGACTGGAGATCGCGCTGAGTAAGGATCGGTTGGATAAGCTGTGGGAGACGTATACAACAGACCTGCGACAGCGGAAGATCGGCGATCACTGTAAGGAATTACATATAGCAACAAGGTGGTCTGTGAATGATGTAATCGGAAGGCTTGAGCGTCAGTATGAAGGCTCGGATCGGGCGGAGTTTATTGCGGTTCCGGCGCTAAATGCGGAAGATGAAAGCAATTTTGACTACATGTACGGTGTTGGTTTCAGCACGGCGTTCTATCATGAGCAGCGGGAAGTCATGGACGATGCCAGCTGGAAAGCACTGTATATGAATCAACCGATTGAAAGAGAAGGATTGCTGTATGATGCAAAAGAATTGAGAAGGTATTTTGAATTGCCGGATACGGAGCCTGACGCAATTATTTGTGCATGTGATACAAAAGACCGTGGTACAGACTATTGCGTTATGCCGATAGCGTATCAGTACGGGAAGGATTACTATATTGAGGATGTTGTATGCGATAATAGCAATCCGGAGATTGTAGAGCCTCGCCTGGCACAGAAATGCGTAAAGCACAAAGTACACTTTGGTCGGTTCGAATCAAACAGCGCTGGTGGAAGAGTTGCACAGGCGGTGCAGGAGATGATCAAAGCGCAAGGTGGGAGAACAAAACTAACGACAAAGTTTACTACACAACAAAAAGAGACGAAGATCATTATGGCGAGTCCGTTTGTGAAAGAACACTTCATATTTAAAGACGACAGCGTAATTAAGGATAAAGAATACCGAAAATTCCTAAACTTCCTTTGTTCGTATACAATGGCAGGCCGTAACAAATTCGATGACGTTCCGGACAGCATAAGTATGTTAGCAGATTATGCGCAGACATTCATATCTGGACAGGTTCAGGTTTTCGCAAGACCGTTTTAAAGGAGAAAAAGCATGAGCGATAACAGGCATCGTACCGCATGGAATAAAAGACATGGCGAAAGTCATACACCACTTCATAATATCTGGTGCGGAATGAATAACAGGTGCAATCCAAAGCATAAAAACTCAGAAGAATACGGAAAAAGAGGAATAATTGTTTGCGATGAATGGAAATCATACGAGATGTTTGCAAAGTGGGCCAAAGAAAATGGATATGAACCAGGTCTAACGATTGAGAGAATCGATGTGAACGGGAATTACTGTCCGGAAAACTGCACATGGATTCCGTTATCAAAGCAGGCGCGGAACAGAAGAACAACAGCATGGGTGACATATAATGGAAGACAAATGTCACTTGCGGAAGCCAGCGAGATTGCCGGATTGCCTTACAAACAGGTATGGTTCAGGATTCATGTGTCTGGATGGACGTTTGAAAAAGCAATATCAACTCCGCTTGGGGCAGATTTGGGTCAAAGAGAATCGTCGCATGTGTGTGTTATATGTGGGAAAGAGTTTGTGTCACATAGTTGCAGAAGTAAATATTGCTCTTTGACTTGTTATAGAGAGTACAAAAATGCAATGCGCAGAAAATCTTCTTTAATTTTGTCATAATTATTACTATTTGTTATGATGTTACCACGAAAAGCATTGACAAGACGCAATATGTTTGATATATTTTAGTCAGGAATCCATGTCCGTTTATTTTCGTGACCATAAAATTTTTATCGGTCGCGGGGTATTGTCACAGCGGGCATGAACCGAAAAGACGCTGAACGGCGAGAAATCGTGTGTTCAGCGTCTTTTCATAAGGCGCAGCGGAAAGGAGGATCCGGATGGGAGTCAGTCTTGAAAAGTACGATGTGACTACGGTTGACGGATATGATCCGGCGTTCTCCAAGACGCTGCATGGCCGGCGCGTGATTTATTCCGGTGAGAAGGAAATCACCCGGGATAACGTGATTGACGTGCTCCAGAAAGCGCTTGCGACGCACGAGATCAACCGGCGAGAGATTATTTATCTCCGGAAGTACGAGCGCGGAATCATGCCAATTCTGGAGCGGAACAAAGTTTATCACACCGAGATCAACAACAAGGTCGTCATTAATATCCCCAACCAGATCGTGACGTTCAAAAGCGCCGAGTTTGCCGGGGAACCGATTCAGTACATCAGCCGTCGCGGTAATAAGTCTGTTGAGGACGAGAACAAGGAAATTCCGAAGAAGGTTTCCCAGATCAATGACATGATGATCTCGGAAGGCAAGCGCGCGATTGACTATACGATGGCGTACCAGATGTTTACGTGCGGTATGGCGTACCGGCTGACGTATCACGACGAAAAGTCAGCGAGTGAGTATCTGGATGAGGCACCGTTTGAGATCGCGAATCCCGACCCGGAGAATACGTTCATCGTGTATCGGAACGACGTGCGGAAGAGCGTGCTGATGGGCGTGACCTATGTGTATAAGGATCCGCCCATGAACCAGGTGGAGTACACGGTGTACACGCCGAACGTGACGTACACGATTGAAGGATTGCCGCTGCTGAACGGTACCGGCGGACTGGAGATCACGAACGAGGTTCATCATAACTTCGGAATGGTCAGTTTGATTGAGTATCCGTGTAATCCGGACCGGATCGGCGCGTTTGAAGTGGTTATCGACCTGATCGATTCCATGTGCCTTGCGTTAAGCAACCAGATGGACGGCCTGGAACAGTTCATTCAGGCGCTGATGGTGTTTGACGGCGTGGATATCAGCCGGGAAGACTTCCTGGAACTGAAGGACCTCGGCGCGATCAAACTCCCCGCCTCCCCCGCCGGAAGCACAAGTGGGAAAAAGCTGTACTACCTGAATGAGCAGCTCGACCAGACGCAGACGAACAGCCTTGTGGACAGCATGAAACAGATGATCCTGGAGATTGTCGGCATGCCTGGGCAGGGCAACGCGAGCACGGGCGACAGCAGTAATAACGGCGCTGTGATTCTCCGGAACGGCTGGTGGCATGCGGAGAGCCGCTCGCTTCAGACGCAGGCGATGTGGGAAAAGGCCGAAATGGAGTTTCTGAAGGTCATCCTGAAGATCTGCGCGGACACGAACACGCTGACCGGATTGAAAGTAAGCGATCTGGAGCCTCGGTTCCTGCGGCAGAGTTATGAAGACCTGCTGGTGAAGACACAGAGCTTTACGACACTGCGGACGGCTGGTATGCCGGCAATCCAGGCGTTCAAGTTCAGCCATCTGAGCACTGATCCTGAAAGCGACGCCATTATTTATGACGATTATCAGGAGATGCTTGCACAGGAACTGGATCGGCTGAACGGTGTCGCGGAGACACTGGCACAGGCGAAAGCGGCGGCTGAAGAGGTTCCGCTGAAGGATGATGAGACGCTGAACCCGACTGAACCGGATAATATTCAGGCTCAGGCAAAAGCGCAGGGAAGCGGAAACAGCGGGAAAGGCTCGTACGCGATCTGCCCGGTGTGCGGAAAGCGGTTCGTGAAGAAGGAAGCGAATCAGGTGTATGACAGCCTGTCCTGCGCGAACCGTGGACGGCGGAGCACGCCGAGATACGGAGTGTAAGCCATGGATGTGAGGAAGGTTGACTACTACGGAGCATGCGACAATGCCATCAAATCCATGAACCGCAGCAACCTGGAAGCATTCGGGCGGCTGAAGATGGCAAAGTGGGACGAGATTAACGTCATCCAGACTGTAAAGCGGGTATATCAAAAGAGCGAAAAAGAGGCCCGCAGACGGTACTACGAGGTGTCATTTGAAGCGTACCTGATGATGTTGGCCCTGTGCGACATCGACCCCCGCAAGGCCCATCAGATGGCCGAAGAGACCATTACGGAGGCATGGGTCGCAGACGTACTGAAGCAGACGGACTTCGTTACACTGTATCGGTTCGATACGGAAACGGAGCGCAAGGCGTACCGGCTGGCAGAAGCACTGGAAGCAACGGACGACCGGGATACGGAGATCAATAAAGCGCTCCGGTTCTGGAGTCAGCAGCTTGGGCAGTACGCGATCAACATGACGGACTACGCAATGCTGGCGGCGATGGATGATGCGGGGATCGAGTTCGCCGAGTGGGTCACGATGGAAGACGAAAAGGTTTGCCATGAGTGCCGGATCCTTGACGGGCAGGTGTTCCGGGTGGATGAGTTTCCGAGCAAACCGCATTGGGGATGCAGGTGCAGAATGCGCCCGGTCTTTCGGAACAGCAAAGATCAGGAAGCTGAGACGGCTTAGGCCCAGGAGAGGTATTAGATGGTGAAAGCCATTTGATATAAGTCGGAGAGAAACGACGCTAAATACTCGCAAACGCTGAGAGAACAGCGTTAACAAACGCACAATAAACGGAGAGAACCGTTCAAACGCAAAGGAGAAGCATCATGATCAGAAACCGAAACGGATATTGGATGAGTCCGAAATTCTTCTTCTCGCCTAACGATGGTGGCGGAGAGAGTGGAAACGGTGCGGACAGCGGTACTGGCGGTGAGAATACACCTGTTGACGACAATAAACAGAACGGTACCGAAAAAGTGTCGGAAGATCCGAAGGAACTTATGGCTCAGATTGAGCAGCTGAAGGCCGACATAGCAAAGCAGAAGCTTGCTTTGGACTCCGCAACAAGCGAAGCCGGAAAATACCGGAAGGAGCTTCGGGCCAAGCAGACTCAGGAAGAAATCGACGCGGCAAACAAGAAGGAAGCCGAAGAAAAGGCTGCCAAGGAACTGGAAGAACTTCGGAAGGAAGTCGCCCGGGCGAAGTCCACGAAGAGCGTGATGAGTAAGCTCAGCGTAGATGAAGACGCTGCCGGAAAGATTGCGGAATGCATGGCCGGATGCGACGACATCGAGAATGCACTGCTGCTGATCAGGCAGGCGTGGGAAGCCAGGGAAAAGGCGCTTCGGCTTGAGTTCGGAAAGATTCCGGGACCCGGGACCGGCGGAAGCAGTGAAGAGGACGCCGAGGAAAAGGCGGCGCTTGAGATTGCGAGACGGCTTGGAAAGAACCGCGCCGACGCAGACAAATCCGTTGTGGACGGTCTGAAAGGGTACATCCGGTAAAGCTGGAAGGTTCAGCCTGAAGGCTTGAACCGATGGACAATATTAAACTCTTTTGAAAGGAGAGAAACCCACATGAAGTATAGTCAGACGACTGTTGGCGGCGGTGTTGAAATCCTCGCCAGCAAGGACTACCAGGCGATTCCCGTGAATGTGGCCGGGTCCACCAAGCTGAAGGCTGGTACCCCGATCACGGCTGCCGGCGAAAGCACCACCGGTTCCGGCGCTATCGGCATCCTGCTGTATGACGTGGATCCCACCGAGAATCCGAACGGCGCGGCTGTGGTGCAGGGCATCATCAACGCGACCGTGGCGCAGGCCCACAGCGAAGTCTCTTACGTGGATGCGCTGTATTCCGCGCTGCCCGGGATCATCTTCCGGACCAACATCGGTGTGAACGGCGCTACCGGCGCTACCGGCGCTACCGGAAGCACGGGTGCCTGATGAACAAAGTACTGTTTGCCAGTACGAAGCCGTTTGACCGGGCGGAAAACATCCGAACGGTATACGAAGCGTACGACGGTCCGAAAGATTTCGCGCAGGTGAACGGATGCAGAAGGCATCCGGCGATCCGTTCCGGAGCGTATGACCTGATGGTGATTGACGAGTTTCCGACGGAAACGCCCGGGAAGTGCATCATGATCTGGCATGCGATTCAGGGCGGAAAGACCATCGGACTGGATCAGCCGCATCCGTACTACGCGGAATGGCAGGCTCCGCTGATGACATTCATCATCACAAGCGGAACCGAGGCTGTCCGAATGTTCGCACAGTGCAGCGGGCTTCCAAAGGAACGCGTGCTGCCTCTGGGAATGCCGAGGACAGATACGTACATCGGGAAAAAGAAGGGCGACGGGCAAACAGGCTTTGCATCAAAGCGCATGTGGCTGTATGCGCCAACATTCCGGAGCAGAGAAGAAACGCCGTTTCCGGAGATCGACTGGGAATGGCTTGACAGCCGGATGAATGATGACGAACTGATCGTCGTAAAGGCCCATACCATGACGGACGGACGATTCCTGAACGGAACGTACCGGCACATTGTGGAAGTGGACGCGTACGAACCGACAGCGCCGTACCTGTACGACTGCGATGCGGTGATTACGGACTACAGTTCAGTGATCTTCGACGGATATCTGCTCGGAAAGCCTGCGGTACTGTTTGAGAAACGCAAAGGGTACCTGGAGACGCGGGGCATGTACCTGGATTATCCGTGGCAGTACTGTTCGCGGTACTGTGCGGATGAGGAAGGCCTCCTGTATCACCTGCGTCAGGCGAACGGACTGCGGGAAACAGAAATGGAGTGCCTCCGTCTGGTGGCTGACGCCTGCGACGGACACGCCACGGAACGAACATGTTCCCTGATCAGGCAACTGGCAGGGCATTAAGATGGAGGAAGTCCATGAAAATACTGATTGCCGTCCCTACATTTGAGACGATTTATCCGGACACGTACAAGTCGATCTGGGACCTGGACAAATGCGGGCATGAAGTGCTGTTCGAAAGCGTTCGCGGCTATGATGTCGCCACAGCGAGAAACCGGATTGCACAGATTGCGCTGGACCTGAACACGGACTACGTATTGTCGGTTGACAACGATGTTACGCTGCCGAAGGACGCGCTGAAACTGCTGCTGGAAGATCCGAAGGATATCTGCATGGGGTTTTACGCCCACCGGGATTCTGACAACATCTATCGCGGCAGAACGTGCGCGTGCAAGCTCAAGGATGAGAACGGCAAGGAGTACTACAACTATCCGCTGGAAAGCGAATACACGGCGGCTGAAATGAAAGCCATGGCGAACGCAGGGGTCACCAAGATTCCGGTTCACGGCGGCGGAATGGGATGCGCTCTGGTAAAGACAGACGTGTATCGGAAAGTGCCGTATCCATGGTACGACTGGGTAAACTACGGAGACGCAAACCGGGGAATGCTGAGTGAGGACCTTTACTTCTGCGTTCTGTGCCGGAACAGCGGATACACAATTTACACGGACGTTCGGGTCGGGTGCGCACACCTGATGCGGCATAATCAGTGGCCGGTTTAACCGATGAAATAAAACACGAAAGGAGTCAAAACCTATGAATCTTACTGAGTTTCGTAAGCTGGTAACCCCCAAGGTTATCGCTGCCAACTGGACCGAGGCGGTCAGTAACCGGATTCCGTATCTGGGCGAAACCCTGTTCCCTTCCAAACAGAAGGCCGGTCTGGACCTGAAGTGGATTAAGGGAAGCAAAGGTCTGCCTGTATCCCTGATGCCCAGCGCGTTTGATGCCAAGGCCACGTTCCGTGGGCGGGAAGGCATCAAGATGCTGGAGACTGAGATGCCTTTCTTCCGGGAAGGTTTCAAGCTCAAGGAAAAGGATCGCCAGGAAATCCTGCGGATCCGCGAAAAGAATGATCCCTATCTGAACGACGCCCTGAACCGGGTGTTCGATGACGCCAGTAACCTGCTGGAAGGCGCGCTGGTCGTTGCGGAACGCGAGATCATGCAGCTGCTGTTCCCGGAGGACGGCGATGTGGGCATCACCATCGAAGCCAATGGTGTGAAGTACCTCTATGACTACGATCCCGGCGATGCGTGGAAGACCACGAACTACTTCCCGGTTCCAAGCGATTACACCTGGGACAAGCCGAACGCAGCTGACCCGCTGACTGATATCCGGACCGCGCAGGACGCGATTCAGGAAAAGGGCGGCAAAGGCGAACTGCTGGTCATGAACAATGCGACCTTCAAGCTGTTCCGCAGCATCAAGGCCATCAAGGACCTGTTCCTGACCACGAACGGTCTGGCGGTTGGCTATCTGACCGACGCGCAGATCATCACCGTGCTGAAGGACGCTCTGGGCCTGGCCGGCATCGTCGTGTACGACAAGAAGTACAAGGACGAGAGCGGCGAAACCCACAAGTTCGTTCCGGACAACTACGTGGCTGTCCTGCCGAACGGCGTTCTGGGCAACACCTGGCGCGGCACCACGCCTGAAGAAGCTGACCTGATGGGCAGCGGCAAGGCGGATGTGGCGGTCGTGAATAACGGTATCGCCCTGACCCAGATTCTGGATGAACATCCTGTGAATCTGAACACCTTCGCGTCCGAGATCGTCCTGCCGAGCTTTGAGCGGATGGACGAGTTCGCCCTGATCAAGGTGAAGTAATTTGATGCGGTTCCGGAGGATGTAATATTCATCCTCCGGGCCACAATCTCCCATGAAGGAGGAACAGACCATGCTGGTGAAAGCCAAATGGAATGTGAGAGACGCAGAAGGCTGGCACAGTGCCGGAGAAGTATGGGACGCGAAAGGCGATCTCGGCGATGCGGTCGAGGTTCTGGAAGCGCCCAAAGCAAAACCGGCAGCGGAACCGGTAACGGAATCCAAATCGGATGAACCGAAGACGGAACCGAAACCGAGGACCAGTCGGCGGAAAGTCAGCAAGTGAGAAAGGAGGCCGGGAGGATGACCAAGGAACAGAAAATCATCATGCTGGAGCAGATGACGGATGACGGGACGCCTCCCAACATCCTGGAGGTTTATCTGGAGCTTGCGGCACAGAAGGTGCTGAACCGGATGTATCCGTATAAGGAGGATTTCGAAGGGATTGAAGTCCCGGCGAAGTATGATTCCATTCAGCTCAAGATAGCCAACTACATGCTGAACAAGCGCGGGGCAGAAGGGCAGATTCAGCATATCGAGAACGGAATTCACCGGAACTACGGATCGGCAGATATTCCGGACGGTATGCTTCAGGAGATTGTTCCCTACTGTCAGGCGATCCGGTAAGGAGGCGGCGATATGCAGCTTCTGAAACGGAATGGTACGGAACTGGAATACCTGCCGTACACGGGACTGAGCGACGATCAGATCGTTTATGAAAGCGATGATAAGAACGAGGAACCGGTCGGCGTGCACACAGGAGAGTTTCACCGGACATACGGCGATCCCGTACAGATTAAGGGAAGCATCTCCGCACCGAGCGGGCGTCTGAATGAGACGTTCTACGGGCAGGATATCCGGTATACGCACACGCTGGTTGTGAAGGATGAAGATATCCGGGAAGGCGGACTGATCCGCTACAAAGGCGAACTGTATGACATCCAGGCGGTACGGCCCACGCTGAACTTCACGAGCGTCGCACTGAAGAAGCAGACCACGGACGGTGAGTCCGATGAGTAAGCTTCTGAAAAGTATCGACATTGAACTGACAGCATCATCCATTAACGCGGCGATCCGCGAGATCAACATGATGGCAAAGCAGCTGGAAGAACAGATGCTCGACCTGGTCCGAATGCTGACGGAAGAAGGCATTGAGATCGCCAAGATGCAGATCATTTCCATGGATGCACTGTTTACCGGAGACCTGGAGCAGAGCATCAAGGGCGTGTTTTTTAAGGAAGAAGGATGCGGCGTTATCTTCTCCGATGTACCACAGGCTATGTATGTGGAATACGGAACTGGATACGAAGGCGCTTCAGAACCATACGTGGGTGATCTGAAAGGCTGGGAGTATGACACGAACCAACACGGGATGTCTGGATGGTGGTATCCGGCACCGTGGGGATGGTGGATTCCGAAGGAGGGTGTCCATGCCGGGGAACCAATGGCATGGACCAGAGGTATGCCGTCCAGGCCGTTCCTGCTGAATACGCTGAGATGGCTTGAAGAAGCAGCGCCGGAACGGGCCAGCGGTATGTTTAACCAGATGTAAGGAGATGACAGCGGATGATTGACTACGAAGTGCAGGTGTTTAACCGTGCATACGCCAAAGCAGCTCCGCTGTGCGCCAGCAAACGGTTTGTCAGCACCGTGATCACAGAGGCACCGACCGCATTCCCGGCGGCAAGCCTGATCGAGGTCAGCAACACTACCGTACGCAGGCTTCAGACATCTACACCGGTTGAAAACTTCGCTGTAATCACCTATCAGCTGGATGTATACGCAACCAGCAAGAGCGGATGCAAGAACGTGCTGAGCGCCGTGGATGAAGCCATGATTGCTATGAACTTCACCCGGATCAGCGGCACGTACATCGGCAACGCGACGAACACAAAAGTGTTCCGCTATACGGCACGTTATGAGGCGATGATTGACCAGGACGGCAACATCTACCGCAGGTAACGGACCGTCACAACTGAATCACAGGAAGGCGCATGAATTGCGAGTATGGGTTAGGCCCACGCATTCATGCGTTTTTATTAATCAATGAAAGGAGAAAACCGATTATGTCTACTGCTGTAAAGGGGATTTCCACGTATCAGACTTATCTGATGTATCGGACGACCACGAGCGGCGAATATGCCAAGCTGATCGATATCTCCTCCTTCCCGGACCTGGTTCCGGCCAAGGAACGTATCGACATTACCTCCCTGTCCGATTATATGCGCGTGTACATCAATGGTATTGGTGACACGTCCGAGTTTGAGTTCGCTGCGTTCTATACGCCGGACAACTACTCCAAGGTGAAAGCGCTGGAAAATCATCAGTATGACTACGCTGTGTGGTTCGGCGCATCCGGTTCCGAAGGATCCGAAGTGCCGGATGGCCACATGGGCAAGTTCAGCTGGACCGGCGACGTCTCTGCGGGTATCAGCGGCGGCGGCGTGAATGAGGCTGTTGGTATGACCATCAACTGCACGCCCGCTACGGTTATCGTGTACTCCACCACCTGATGGTGAGTACGGCCGGAGCGGGCAGTGGACATGATGTCCGCTCCGGCCAATATTTCAATAACAGGGGGCCATAGATATGGCGAAAAAGATTGTGCCGATGGACTCGGCGAGAAAGGAAGGCAAGCCAATGGCTGCGAATGAAAAGGAATTCACCAAGGTAATCATTACCGACAAGCATGGAAGCAAGTACACCCTGGAGTTCAACGCCCGTGTTGTGAAGAACATGGAGCGGAGCGGTTTCAAGATCGACGCGGATTATCCCAACACGATGATTGAGAAGCTGTTTACCGGCGCATTCCAGATGCATCATAAAGGCATGATGACCGAGCGCATCATGAGCATCTGGGACGAACAGAACAAGAAGGACGAACTGCTCGGCATCCTGACAAAGCTGTACATGAAGCCGCTGGAAGACCTGATGAAGGACAGCGGGAATGAAGAAGACACCCCTACGTGGGAGACCGTCTGACGGAGGAACCACCACCGCAGACGGACACCCCGTATGGCGATATATTTGACCAACTGTTTCCCCAGTTTCTGGTGATGGGCATGAGTCCGGAAGAATACTGGGACGGGGAGAGTTCTCTGAAAGCCGCTTACAAGAAAGCATACGAGATTCGTATGGAAACAGAACAGCGGCTGGCGGACCGGAATAACTGGTACATGGCGCAGTACATCATTAACGTACTGCAATGTGTACCGCTGCTGGTAGGCGGACTGAACGTAAAGAGCACGACCAAGCTGCCACAGTTCCCGGACAAGCCGTACTTCGAAAAATTCGAAGCGCAAAAAAAAGAAGAGGCTCGGAAGAAACAGGAACAAGACCAGATGATGCTTGCCATGGCGTTTTTCCACGCCGGCGTCGAGAAGTTCAACAGGAACATCGAAGCGCGGCTTGAGAAAGAGAAGGCAGCATTGTCCGGGCAGTAAGAATACGGGGCGCGGAAGCGAGGAGGAAATGACTTATGGCAGATGTTGGTGTATTAAATTTACAAATCAAAGCAAATGCATCACAGGCAGCACAGAGTCTGAGGTCCCTTGCTTCCGCGCTTTCGCGTGTCAAGGATGCCATCGGAAAAGGCCTGACGCTTGGAAGCACAGGAACAACGCTGAAGAGGCTTAAAGAACTTCTTGGCGGCGACTGGAGCGGAAGTGATCAGTTTAAGATCGCTATGGGCAACCTGCGGGACGGAGCGAACATGCTGTCCAAAAGCGGTACGGCGGCGAAACTGGAAGGCGCAGCCAAGGCCATGAAGACCATTTCCGATGCGTATCAGAAGTATATTCAGTCTTTCGCACAGAGTAATAACGAGGCCAGCAAAGCGACGGCAACCGTTAAGGAGGCTGTCGGCGATTGGCGTGGAAAAATGGCCGGAGCGAATAGCAAAGGAACGAACCTGCAATTCTTTGCATCGTCGCCAAAGGGCGAGAAAATGAATGCCATGAACTGGGCAAACGGCGCTGTCGAAGCCATGCATAAAGTCAATGAGGCAGCAGGCGGTGTCGATGCAGGAACGGTTAATAATATTACAAACCTTACAAATGCGCTGAACGGACTAAAAGGCGTATCCGGAATCGGCGGTCAGTTAAAAACGCTGGCTGAAGGACTGACCGCAATCCTTCGGTTCGACGGTGATCATAAAGGATCCAGCGGAACAATCGAGAGAATCGGAACATCTCTGAAACACTTCAAAGAAAAAACATCCGGATTCAAGTCTCCGAATTTTAGTGGCATTATCAAACTTACCGATGCATTACAGAGAGGCTTTTTTGCGTCCGTTGAAATTGAGAATATTGCCAAAGCACTGGAGCATCTGAGTAAAGTCGGCGAAAGCTTTACGATGCCGAATTTGTCCGGATTGAAAAAGCTTACGTCCGCTATATCAGGAACACAGACAGCGGACGCCAAAGCAACATCCAGCATGAAAAAGGTCAGCGACGTTGTTGATGAGGCTGCCGGCAAAATGCAGACTGTTGCACCAGGCGTTGAAGCAAACGTTGGAACTGCGGCAGAAGAGGCGGCGCAGAAAGTAGAACAGATCAGCGATGCTGCAAATCATGTTGCCGCCGGGATGAAAAACGTTGAATCCGGAATTGAAAGCGTCGGGAAACGAGTTGAGATCGTTGCTCAAAGAATCGCTGACCAAATGAGTAATATTCTTCCGGATAATATGAGTTGGAATGTTGGCGAAAAAATGGTCTCTGTTGATGGGAAAATGCAAACAAGTGTTGATGATGTTAAAGCTGTTGCTGATGCGGTTGAAAGCGGTTATAGCCGGATGGAAAAAATTACAGACAACGGTCCGGTTCATATGGAGTTTGTTAAAGTTGATCCTGACGCAGATGAACAAAGGATTAGAGAAGGTACAGAAAGGGTAGCAGCAACTGCTCAGCGGCGCCTTGATAAGCTGAGAGAAATGTTTAAAAATTCTTCCCCAGTTCGTCAGGAAGATATTGCAAAAGACTTCGGCATGACACGAGAGCAGATGTTCCCGGATCCTGTGGAAGCACAGGCATCCGCGCAGGGACTGAAAACAGTAACGGAAGCTATGGAGAATTATATCAGCGTAGAAGCAGAAATGCCGAAGACTGATATATCCGCTCCAGGTTCTATGTCCAGTACATTGATGGATATCATGAACCAGCCAACAAGCCCTGCATTTGATAATCTGAAGGAAAGCGAGCAACAGACATCGCAACAGACAGAGCAACTCACCGGAGACCTGAAAGACCTCGACCGGGAAATGAAGCAGAAAAAGCCTGACGCAGAACAGGCTGCCAGCGCCATGGACCGGTTCAAGGCGTCAATGAAAGACCTTGGAAGCGGCGTGAAAACGCTGTTTAAGCCGCTGACAAACCTGGCGAAGCAGTTCTGGCGTATCGCAAAGCGGATGGCGATCCGGGCGATCATCAAGCAGGTTACCAGCGCGTTCCGGGAAGGCACGGAAAATGTGTACCGGTACAGCGAAGCCATCGGAAGCAGTTTTTCTTCGGAGATGGACAGCGCTGCCACATCTTTGAACCAGATGAAGAACAGTATCGGTGCGGCGGTCGCTCCGGCAATTCAGATGCTGCTTCCGATTCTTCAGAGCGTTGTGTCCTGGCTGACTACGGCGATCAACTACGTGAACCAGTTCCTGTCTCTGCTCAGCGGAAAGAGCACATGGACACGGGCACTCCCTGTCGCAACAAAAGCGTTTGATGAACAAAAGAAAGCCGCGAAGAGCGCCAGCGATACGGTTAAAGATATGCTGGCGGACTTTGATGAACTGAACATTATTCAGCAGAATGGTAACGGCGGAAGCGGAAGCGGAAGCAGTGATACTGCTACTGACTATACGACGATGTTCGAAGAAGTCAGTGAATTCGACAGCAAGATTAAAGATATGGTCCAGTGGATTGAGGACCATATGGATTCCATTAAAACCATGGCGATTGCAATCGGAACAGCCATTCTTGGATGGAAAATCAGCAGTGCATTTAACGGTGTGCTTGGAACGCTTGGCAGTATTATTGCAGGCGGCGCGCTTGTTGTTCTCGGCTTGGAAATTGGCAAAATCAGCGGGTATGATGTTGGATTAAACGGAGCAAATGCGACAAACGTAACGGCTTCTATTGTTGGCGCTGTTGCAACAGCTATCGGTGGGTACTTAATTGCCGGATGGGGCGGTCTGGCTGTTGGACTGACAGTTTATACAGGTATATGGCTTGAAGAATATTTTGCCGGGAAAAAGAAAGCCGCATATATTGCAACATTCGGGAGTATTGTGCTTGATGCAGATCAAATGAAAAAATGGGTACAATCCATGTTTGTATTCCCGATTGATGTATATATTGAACTCATGAATACTTCCATTGCAAATTATCAGGAAGCGAAAGAGGCTCTTAAAGTTAAAATTAATGCATTCAATATGAGTCTCAATAAAATCAGGCTTCGTGTTGATACATCAAATGAAGCACTCGATCAGCTGTTAACAGATGCAAACAATACGCTAACAGCGTTTAAAGAAAAAAACCAGGCAGCACTTCAAATGATCACTGTTGGAGTTCAGCTTGGAACACTTACAGATGGGAATAATCAGCCGCTTCATATAACGTCTCTTGATCAGATTGGAATGGATTTGACAGGGCTTGAAGAGGCAGCGAATTATGCAGGAAAGCAATTGTCTTACTGGGTGTCACAGGGAATGAGCGATGGTTTGGATGAAACAACTCAAGCGATGATTGCAAAATATTCTTCGTATTTGATGAGAATTACATCAGCCGGACAAACCGGACAGATCGAAGGTCAATTTGAAACAACAATGGCTATTGCTGTTGGCGATTTGTCTCATGGTTCTCTTATGGAAGGAATCAAGAAAATGACAACCGCCGTTGATGATTACGCAAATGCAATTAATGAATTAAACATTAACAACGCAACACAGTTCAGCGAAATGGCAGCATCATTCCGAGAAGTGGAAAGAATGTATACAGAAGAAGCAAATGCTGCACAAGATCAGGCAACGGCAGAACATTTCCGCGAAGAAGCTGAAAAAGCAAGGTTAAAAGCGGTACAATATGAAGAAGAAGCACAAAAGATAAGAGAAAACCTGAACGTATCCAAGCAGAATGCACGGTTAAAAGCCCTAGAAAGAGTGCAGGAAGAGTTTAGAAAGATTTTTAAAGACGACGTCAATTTGTTTCAGGGCGGCCAGGGCCAACTAGAAAACGTTGAAAATATGTGGTCGAAAAGCTATGGCGATTTCGGATCATTTGAAGACAGATTTAAAGAATATATCAATGGAAACAATACATGGGATTTAACGGCAAGCCAAATTGGAGGACTTTTATCGAGTAATGTTTATTCTGTGCTTGGAAAACTTGATAAAGAAACAGAAAAGATAGTTCAGGGTCTTGGATTAAGCGGATGGGAAATTCTTCCTAAAAGTGCAAGAAAACAATTATATCAGTATATTAAAGACGCATCGCCCAGCACATTAGCTGCAACAGAATTTATGCGTGATGCATTCAATGTCGATATAAGCCAAATGATCGAGATATCCGGATGGGAGAATCTGAGCGAAGACGCCAAGGCCAGATACATGAGAATCTGGGAAGAAGTATTTGGAGAAGATTCACTTAAAGCGGCATTAAAACAAACAGACTTTGGACAAAATGCAGAAGTGTTTGCCAACTTTATTGGTGAAAACTTCGGGAATATGGGTCTTGAACCACGCGCATATCTGCTTAGAAGAATGACAGACATGTTTGGTGAAGACTCTGTCCGCGAATTGCTGAACAGCAGATATTCTTCTGATATTGCAGATCAGTACATGAATGAAATGCAAATTATCAGATCAATTGTAGAATACGGAGTAAATGAAAGTGACCTTCGTGCACAATACGCCGATATTATTAGCCAGTATGAATACATCATTACTGAATTGCAAAACAGACTTGATCAAAATGGAAACACCAGAGGAGCAAATTACGATCCGACAAGGTTGCGTGCATCTGCAATGCCTGGGATGCCGTTAGGAACTGCACCTATTCGAAGCAGGACTTCTGTTGACATAGAAGGTCCAGAATATGAAACGGACACGCGCACTGCGGAAGCTACAGAGGCTACCAGTCAAAGCATGACAGACCAAAATACAAAGATTGACGTACTAACCGGACTGCTTCGGGCTGTTTTGGCACGGCTGAATGCAGGCCTGAATGTGAACATGGGTCAGACGTCCACGGCGGGACGGGTTGTAGGCGGAGCGTTGGCGGCGTTTGCCAGAGTGACCGGGGATAACTGAGGTGATAGCAGATGAGAAAATATAAGTATTCCATGGGAATCAAGGTAAACGGAACGAGCATTCCGGATCCGACCAGCTGGACGTATCAGGTGAGCGACCTGGATACGGAAGGCGGGCGGGACGCCACCGGACTGCTTCACCGGGCGTATGTGGCGACGAAAGTTAATTACGACTTTGTATGGAACGCACTTGACTGGGAAATGCTCCAGCGGATCGTCGCCGCAATCCAGACGCCGTCGTTCACCCTGCTGGCACCGGACCCGAGAACGTTTAACACTATGTATACCGGCACATATTACTGCGGAGACCGGAGCGGAAGCTGCCACTACTATCTGATTGAGAATCAGGAGATTGCGCAGTTTGAACTGAAAGTGAATTTTATTGAGTACTGATTTTTTTCTTCCATGATACTACTATATGTGGTATGATTATCACGAAAGGAGGATACATCGTGTATAATGCAAGCAGCGCATTCCATACAGCCTGCCAGGGAAACGCGCCACAGATTGCCTTGCTGATATTCGAAGACGCGATCTTCAGCAATTCGGACATCAACGTGCAGAACGGACTGGAATTCCACGACTACTTCAACACAGAAGAGGACATTTCCATCGGGCAGGCGCTGAGCAACGAGACCCGGTTCACGCTGTTCAATGATGCGCGGCTGCTGAACGATTACGGTTTCGGCGAGTTCCAGGCAACGCTTGGTGTCCGGATCAGCACGGGAACGTACTCGGACAATTCCAACGTGATTGCGTATGACGGTAACGTGATCTGGCGCGGACGGAGTTCTTCTCCGTACCTGACGCGGAACGGGACGGCAGTATCCTCCCAGCCAAGCTTTCCGGTATGGTCTATTGCAATCTACGGAACGAAGGTGTACGCATTCGGGAGCAACGGTCAGTGCAAGATCTACACGAACGGCGGGTCTGCCGTCAGCGGCGGAATCAACGCGTTCATGCAGAACAAGGTAAAGAAGTGGAAGGGCCTCGGATTCAACCTGAACACAAGCACGCGAATCCTGAAAGTGTACGGCGACGGGAAGACGGAGACGTACGAGTTTGTGCCGCTGGGAATGTTCATTGCGGAACGGCCCGACAGTCCGGACAAGATCAGCATTGATCTCAGCTGCCATGACCGGATGGAGAAGTTTGACAAGGACATGCCGGACACAGCGGCGCTTGGGATCACCTACCCAACGACCATCGGGACGCTGTTCACGAAGCTGTGCACGTATGCGGGTGTCCCCTACCGGACCGCGACGTTTATGAACAGCACGGCAACGGTCAGCAAGATGCCGGAGCAGTTCAAGAACGCGAACATGCGGACTGTGATCGGATGGATTGCGGAGGCCGCCGGAAGCAACGCCGGGTTCGACCGGGACGGATACCTGGTCCTGAAGTGGCTGACGAGCACGGGCCAGACGTTTGACGAGAACGGATACTCCTCGTGCGTACCGAAGTACTACACGACGCCGACGGTGACGAAACTGTACAAGCGGAATACGAGCGGCGGAAACGACGTGACCGTCGGAAGCGGAAATAGCGGATACCTGATCCAGGATAACCCGCTGATGAATGGATAAGGAAAGGAGGAATGCGACATGGCTGCGGCCAGCATGCAACCGATTTATGACCGGCTGAACGCGGTGGCCGGATATAATCCGCTGACGGCGGAAACGTTTGGCGACTGGGCCATGGAAGCCGGGGACATCGTTCGTGTCATACGCGGAGAAGACGCATACGACGTACCGGTACATTCCTCCACGCTGATCTGGCGCGGCCAGCAGCGGATGAACATCGACGCGACCGGCAAAAAGGAACGGGACAGCATCGCCAAAGCCAGCGCGCAGAAGTACGGACGCGGCGGGGCGGCAGTTCGCGGATCGCAGAGCATGTACCAGTACTTTGAGAGCGAAAATCAAAGCCTGCGGTCTGAGTTCGAAATGAGCTATGAAAGCCTGCGTGTTACGTTCGAAAATGAACTGGACAGCACGCGGTCAGAATTCCAGATGACAGCTGAGTCACTGCGGATTCAGTTTGAGAACGAGATCGCGAGCACCCGGTCTGAGTTTGAAATGACGAGCGAGTCGCTCCGGATCGAGTTTGAAAACGAGATTGCGAGCACGCGGTCGGAATTCAACATGACGGCTGAATCGTTACGGATTCAGTTCGAAAATGAACTGAGCAGTACACGGTCCGAGTTTGAAGCCACGAGCGAAAGCCTGCGGATTACGTTTGAAAGCGAGATCAGCAGTACGCGCGCAGACCTTCAGGTACAGGCGAACAGGATCGGGCTGGTGGTTCAGGGAACCGGAGCAAATGCACGGATCAAGGCTGCGCAGATTGTTGCGTCTATCAATGACACGGGCAGCGAAGTGCTGATTTCCGCTGGCAAGGTCAGCATCAGCGGTACCACGACGATCAACGACGTCATGACAATTGCCGATTCCAGGGTACACATCCAGACACCGGCAAGAATCAGCGGTGATATCCTGGCTGAATCGCTCACGTTAAGAGACTCCGGCGGTACGAGCGACACGATAACGCAGCTGGAACTGTCCGGAATGATCAAGAGCGCAAGCGTAAGCGGAAACACACTAACGCTTACACCGGTTCGCGGGGACCCAATAACTTTTAGCAAAGCCGCTTCCATCAGCGGTGGATGGAGCGGCGATACATACACGGCAACCGCAACACCGGGAAGCGCACAGGTGTCCACAACGCTGTATAACGTTGCTGAAACCGCCGTAACGGATCCGCCTTCCGCGCTTGGCGACAAGTATGTCAAGGCTACGATTCGGATCGCATGGGACGGCGACCCGGACCAGGGCGAGGCCAGCCATACGATCAGCAAGGATGTTGTGATCAACTCCACGATTGCGTGGACGAAGGGAAACGACAGCGGGAAAGTGACCGGGTGGTCGAATGCGTATGCGAAGGTCGTTATCCCAGGGACAAATACGTCAACGAATTCGGCAACGTTTAAAACGCCAAACGCTACGGCGTCGAGCAATCCTGTACAGAATTCTCATGTGCTTTCCATGGGAAATGACGGGAATAACGCCGTTGTTCTTTACAGGGCAACGGATAGCGGAAGCGCTGTTACGATTGCGAAGTTTACGCACAACAAATACGATTCCGGGAAAACGCAGGGATGGTCAGACGCGTATGCAAAGGTCGCTATTCCCGGAAGCAATACATCGACGAATTCGGCCACGTTCAAAACTCCGAACTCAGCCGCAACGAGCAACCC